TTACCAGCATTCCAAACTCGGCTACGACAGCAACCAGTGCAAACACCGCCAGCGCTATCGTGGCTCGTGATGCGAGTGGGAACTTCACGGCAGGAACGGTAACCGCTACCTTAAGCGGAAACGCCTCAACGGCAACTACACTGCAAACTGCTAGAACAATTAATGGTGTTTCATTTAATGGTTCAGCCAACATAACTGTTGCTGCTGCAGCTGGAACTTTGACCGGGTCGGCATTGCCTAATACCGTAACCGCATCTTCACTTACCAGCGTTGGTATTTTAACCTCTTTAGATGTATCTGGTCTGGGAATAGCTTTTAGTGGTGCGACGGTCGTTGGTACAGCAAACCAAATGGGTCTTCGATGGGCAGCTGGATTCTCTTCAATTATGGGAACCGTCGATAACAGCGTATATGCAACTTTAGGAACAGTATCAGACCGTAGGCTTAAGCGAAATATTTTAGACATTGAAGACGCAATAGAAAGCATCAAGCAACTTCGACCCATAACATACCATGGCGTCGAATTTGATGGGTCTGATCCAGACGGGCCAGAACTTCTTGGTTTTATCGCAGATGAAGTCTCTGAGGTATACCCCTCTTTGGTTATGGGAGAGGCGACAGAGACAACTTATCAATCCGTTGATTATGCAAGAATGGTCGTTCTCTGCGTTAAGGCAATTCAACAATTATTGACAAAGATAGACGATTTAAATGACAGGATAGATCTTCTCGTCTAATTATAGCTTTAGGAGATGTTATGTTAACTATTACAGTATCTGGTGGTGAACTTTTTGACGAAGCCACACAAACATTCCTTTCCACTGAAGATGTAACTTTACACTTAGAACATTCTCTTTTGTCGCTGTCAAAATGGGAGTCAAAATTTCTAAAGCCGTTCTTGTCAAATAGTAGCAAAACGACCGAAGAAATTTTATGGTACATTCGTTGTATGATAATTGATAATAATTACAACGAAAACTGCCTACTTCATCTATCTCAAAGCAATCTGGAGGAGATTAATGCCTACATCAATTCTCCACAATCAGCGACCACCTTTGGTTCTATGCCAGAATCTAGAGGTAGAGGAGAAGTTATAACCGCAGAGTTAATCTACTATTGGATGGTCGCATTCACCATCCCAATTACATGCGAAACCTGGCATATAAACCGATTGTTCTCATTGATTCGAATCTGCAATATTAAGAACTCAAAACCTCAAAAGGGTAACCGAAACGAAATTGCGGCAAGAAACAGAGCATTAAATGAACAGCGAAAACAACAACTTAATACAACCGGTTAGTTTGGAGAGACATGGCAAAGTTATCTTGGGATCAAACCGGAGTAAATGACTACGAAGGTGGCGTTGACAGGGGTGTAATTTATTCCTCTGATGGTCGAGTTTTTTCTTGGAGCGGTCTTGTTTCGGTAACCGAAAACTTCAACGTTACATCGAATCCGGTGTACTTTGACGGACAAAAAATTTCTGACTTCACAACCCCCGGGGCCTTTTCCGGAAACATTACTGCAATAACATATCCAGAAATTCTTAATGAGTTAATTGGGCTTGATTCTTTAAAACCTGGTGTTTACTTAACTGGTCAGCGACCCAAAACGTTCGGGTTTTCTTATCGGACAAAGGTTGGTAATGATGGAGCATATAAAATTCATATCGTCTACAATGCGACAGCAATTCCATCCGAAAGAAATTACGAATCTACCAATAGTAGTGTCTCTTTTGTAAACTTTTCTTGGGAGATACACACGGTGTCTGAAGAGGTCGATGGGTTTTTACCAACCTCTTACTTGATTATTGATTCTAGAAAAACAAACCCGGCGCTACTAGAGCGAATAGAAACAATACTTTATGGTGGCGATACACCAAATCCATATTTACCAAGCTTTTCGGATCTTATTGCTCTTATTTCTGGGTGGTCGATTGTCGAAATTATTGACAATGGCGATGGTACTTGGACTGCGACGACGCAGTATGATGGATATATTACAATGCTTGAGGATGGAAAGTTCCGACTAGACAATGTCGATGCTACATTTATCAATGCTACCACTTATACAATTCAAACAAACTAGTTATCTAAGGAGATTTAATGACTAGCGTAACGGCTTATACCGCTCAAAGAATGAAAGCCATCGAGGATGGGGCTGTTATCAGCGGAGCAGTTGTTGGCGATAATCTTATTTTAACAAAGTTTGATTCTACGACAATTAATGCTGGAAACGTTCGTGGCCCTCAAGGGGTTCAGGGGGTTCCAGGAGAAGTTAGTGCCGCTCAACTTAACCAAGCCGTTCCTGCTGGCGTTATAGCAATATGGCCATTTGCCACAATTCCAACTGGTTGGTTGGAGCTTAACGGTCAAGCCATCGCAAACGCGCATACTGCTGTCCCAGCTCTTTTTGCTGCTGCGCCATTAGGTTGGAAGGTGTCTAACACCCTGAACCTTCCAGATATGAGAGGGCGTTTTCCGGTTGGTCAACATACAACCGACACGGCATTTGATACGCTTCAGGAAACTGGCGGAACGAAAGACGCTGTTGTTGTAACACACACTCATTCTATTCCCTCACATACACACGCAATGCCTGCGCATACGCACTCGTATACAGGAAATAGTGGTGGCACACACACCCACGGGTTGTCTATTGTTTCCACGGGTCAAAACACTGCTTCTGATTTCGTTACAAGGCAGACCTCTTTTATAAATGGAGGTTTTGCTAGCGGTATTATGACCAACCCTTGGACCGCATATAACCCTCCGGCTTTATCTATGAATAGCGGATTGGCTGCGCCATTGGCAGGTATGGCACTTAGTTGGGAAAGCACTCATGTTCATACTGTAACCGGAGATACTAATAGTACAGGCTCTAGTCACTCTCATACGGCTACCGTAGATGGTGGATCTAGTGGATCTACTCAGGTTATAGTAAACCAGTCCGGTGGTTTATCAACCGACAATCCGACTTCTCATGTCAGCGGCACGAACCAGAACCTTCCGCCATACATGGTTATGCGTTTTATAATCCGAGCATACTAAAAAATCAAAGGAACTTCATGTTCAAACTATCAAGTTCCGGAGATTTTAAAAATGCCGAGGCTTACTTAAAAAAGTTATCAGACCAAAAAAGTCTATATTCTGACTTTAAACGGTATGGCGAAATGGGTGTTGCTGCCCTTTCTAAAGCTACGCCAATTGATTCTAGCGAAACATCTAAATCTTGGGGTTATCGAATTCTTAAGGGTAGAAATGAATCTCCAGGAATTGCATGGTATAACACCAATGAAGAAGATGGCGTTAACATCGCAGTTTTAATTCAATATGGCCATGGTACAGGTACCGGAGGTTATGTTGCTGGAAGAGACTATATCAATCCAGCAATTAGACCAATCTTTGACATGATAGCAGACGAGGTATGGAAGAAGGTGACTAGTGGCTAGTATTGACAACCGTGTAGTATCAATTAGTTTTGATAATTCAGCGTTCCAAAAAAATGTTCAAGACACAATAAGGGGCCTTGACGACCTTAAAACTAAAATGAATTTTGGAAACGCCACCAGTGGGTTTTCTGACATATCGAAAGCTGCTAATGGTGTTGATATTTCATCCATCGGTAGGGCTGTTGATGGCATCGCTGGTAAATTTACAGCCATGGGCGCCGTTGTATTTACAGTTCTCCAAAATATAACAAACCAGGCATTTAACGCCGCAAAAGATTTCTCATCTGCATTTACTCTCGACCCAATTAGACAGGGTTTTGCTGAGTACGAAACAAATATGAAGTCGATTCAAACAATCTTGGCCAACACGGCAAGTGATGGAACGACACTAAAAGATGTAACAAAAAGTCTCGACGAACTAAACCAATACTCAGACCAAACTATATATAACTTTGCCGAAATGACAAAAAACATCGGCACGTTCACAGCTGCTGGTGTTGATCTTCAGACTTCGACAGAAGCAATTAAGGGTATTGCTAACCTAGCGGCCGTTTCGGGTTCCACCTCTGAACAAGCGGCATCAGGCATGTATCAGCTATCGCAAGCAATTGCTACAGGTACAGTTCGTCTTATTGACTGGAACTCTGTAACAAACGCTGGTATGGGCGGTGAGGTTTTTCAAAAGGCGTTGTTTGAAACCGGAAAAACGCTTGGGACAATTGCAGATACACCAATTGATACTACCTTTGAAGAATGGACTGCCGGAGGAAATAGCTTCCGATCTTCTCTTGAAGATAACTGGCTTACGAGTGAGGTATTAACAACAACGCTCAAAGGCTTTACTGGCGATCTAACCGAAGCCCAAATAAAAGCACTTGGGTATACAGATAAACAAGCAGCTGAAATTCTAAAGATGGGAAAGATTGCTTCGGACGCAGCAACCGAAGTAAAAACTCTATCCCAACTCCTAAGCACAACCAAAGAAAATCTTGGCTCTGGTTGGTCAGAATCTTTCCGAATTATTATTGGTGATTTCGATCAAGCAAAGAAATTATTTACAGATATAAACAATTCAGTAAAAGGTTTTGCAGATAACTCGTCGGATGCAAGAAATGGAGTTCTTGAACAATGGCGAGATTTTGGAGGAAGAACTCGATTAATAATCGGCTTAACTGAAGCGTTTAAAAGTTTAGGAACTATATTTAAACCAATTCAAGAAGCCTTTAGAGAAATCTTCCCAAGAAAAACCGGGAAGGACTTATTAGAGCTAACAAAGAAGTTTGTTTATTTTGCTAAAGATCTAGCTATAACCGGAGAAACTGCAGATACTATAAAGAATATATTTGTAGGTTTTTTCTCAGCCATAAAGTTGGGCGCTCAGTTTGTTAAAGATTTAATTGAAGTCGTTATTAATTTGGCAAGTAGACTAACTAATGGTGGAGACTCTGTACTTGTTTATGCCGAGAAAATAGCAAACTTCTTTACCGGTCTTAGTAGTGGACTTCAATCGGCCAAGCGTTTTACTGAACAATTTGGTCAAGAGTTTAATCTTATTACGTTTATCACAGAATCCATATCTAGCGCATTTTCCAAATTAAAAGACTCATTGAATCTATCATTTTTAGACGGAGTTGGAAGTTTCTTTTCCGGCATTTTTGATAACTTCAACCCAGAGTTAACTAACTCTATGAGTGGTGGGTTTGATCGTCTCGGCGACAGGTTAGGACTTCTTGGGAAGGTAGTATCAGGAATAGGTGCTATATTTTCAAAGTTTGGAGACGTCTTTAGTTGGTTTTGGGAAAAAACAATAACTGTTAAAGATGCCGTTGTCTCTGCCGTTGACTCCATAGTCGATGCTTTTGCTGGCTTTGGACCTGCGGTTCTTAGATTCTTTGAGTCTGAAAATTTTGATAAAGTAATAGAGCTTGCTAAAGTTGCAATTGCTGGAATGTTTGGGGTTGGGTTTAATAAACTTGCTTTTTCTGGTTTAAAATTTGACTTTACCGGTGGAGCATTAAGCGGATTCTCAGATTTAATAAGTAAAATCAATCCAAAATCAATATCTAAAGGTATAGATGGATTGTCTGGATCTCTGCAGGCGATGCAAACAAACCTACAAGCCCAAGCGTTAATGAAAATCGCTGCTGCGATTGCGATATTGGTTGCTTCTATTGTAGTCTTGTCCATGATAGACGCCGGGGCTTTAGCAAAAGCAACTGGAGCCCTAACTGCCTTATTCATACAGCTAATTGGTGCTTTGGCTCTCTTTACAAAGGTGACCGCAGGTCCAAAATCCGGACTGTCTTTTTCTCTTATGGCTGGCGGACTTATTGCATTGGCAGCAGCAATACTTATATTGTCTGTTGCCGTAAAAATTCTGTCTACAATGTCCTGGGAAGAATTAGGAAAAGGTCTTTCCGCGGTTGTTGGGCTACTAGTTGCACTAACCGTAACGATAAACTTAATGCCTAGTGGCGCTAGAATGATATCTATGGGTTTAGGTATAATCGCTATAGCGGTTGCTATGAATCTCCTTGCCCTTGCTATGAAGATATTTGCCACAATGTCCTGGAAAGATATGGCAAAGGGGTTTACCGGCGTTGTTGGCGGCCTTCTTGCTATAGCTGGTGCTATGCATTTAATGCCCTCGAATCTGCCCTTAACCGCTTCTGGTTTAGTTCTGGTTGGCGTTGCTTTAAATCTCATTGCGGCGTCAATGAAGATATTTGCCACGATGTCTTGGGAGGAAATAGGTAAGGGGTTTACCGGCGTTGTTGGTGGTCTTCTAGCTATAGCTGGTGCTATGCATTTAATGCCTTCCAATCTACCATTAACTGCTACCGGTTTAATTCTTGTTGGTATTGCTTTAAACATAATTGCGGCGTCAATGAAGATATTTGCCACGATGTCTTGGGAGGAATTGGGCAAAGGTCTTGCAGCAATAGCCGGGGCTCTTCTTATTTTAGCAGTTGCAACAAACGCAATGAACGGGGCCATTCCTGGAGCAATAGCAATAGGTATTGTGGCATTATCTCTTATTCTCCTTTCCACGGTTATAAAAGAACTTTCTAAACTTAGTTTGGCTGAACTGGGGATAGGAATTCTTGCCATAGCAGCTGTACTTGCTGTACTTGCTGTTTCAGCAATGCTTATCCAACCCTTTATTGGTCCATTGTTCCTACTTAGTCTGGCACTATTAGCAATCGGCGCTGCGTTTGCCGTGTTTGGAATCGGCGCGTCTCTGGTGGCTACAGCCATTGAAACTCTTATCAATGCTGGAACTGCCGGAATTGAACTAATAAAAGCTTTGCTTGGGGCAATTCTCGAAACCCTTCCTGCGTTGCTCGCGGCTGCAGCCGAAGGTTTAGTGGCGTTTATTCTTATTATATTGGAAGCGACCCCAACCGTAGTAGCATCTTTGATAAAAATAATAGGTATGCTTTTAGAGGCAATCATAGAATTAACGCCGAAAATAGTAGAAACCGTAGTTAATCTTGCGTTACAATTATTTGCGGCGTTAGAACTCTTATTCCCAAGATTTGTGGAGACCGGAATAACGTTTATTCTATCCATGCTTCAGGGTATTCGAGATAATATCTACAACATAACTACTTTAGTTTATGAAATTGTTACTTTGTTCCTCGAGGCGGTTACGGATCGTCTTCCAGATATGTTAACGGCCGGTGTGAACTTACTAATCACCTTTATTCAAGGGATTACTGATAACATATCGACAATAGCCTTAGCGGTCACAGATCTAATAGTAGCATTCATAACTGAGATTGGAAACTCGGCCGAACAAATTGTTACTGCTGGTGGCGGAATGATCGCCAACATAATAACCGGTATAGGCAATGCTTCGGAGACTATCGTTACTGCGGGTTTTAATGCTTTAATGAGCTTCCTCCAAGGTGTCGCAGACAACATCCAGAAGGCTGTTGATAAAGGCTTTGAGATTGTTATTGAGCTTCTCAATGGTGTTGCTAATAGCATTCGGGAAAATAAGAGCAAACTTGCAGAAGCTGGTTTGAACTTGCTCGATGCTATATTTGGCGGCATTATCAGGAAAGCGATTGAAGTTACAGCATGGTTTGTTGCCTTACCTGGAAAAATAATTGGTTGGATTGGTGACGCTCTAGGTACTCTTGTAACTAAAGGTGCGGAGTTTATAACTGGTCTTTGGACGGGAATTCAGGACCGAATCATAGGTGTAAAAACCTGGTTCGGTAACCTTGGAGAGACTGTTGTTGGATGGATTGGTGACGGCCTTAGCTGGTTGACTCAGATTGGTAAAAATATAGTCGAGGGTCTTTGGAATGGAATTCTTGCCATGAAAGATTGGCTTGAAGGAAAAATCGGTTGGTTTATTAATCTTTTGCCTGGTTTTGTGAAGGACGTTCTTGGTATTGAATCTCCTTCTAAAGTCATGCGCGAACTCGGTCTGAATATTGGTCAAGGTTTAGGTCTTGGTATCATGGACAGCAAAAAGTACACCTCCGACGCATCCAAGGATCTAGCTAGCTCAGTGATTGATAATATGTATGTTAGCGATAAAGATCTGGCAAACCAGACTATACAATCAATCAAGAATGCACTTGCAATGGTGTCCAGCGACCTTGGAAATATGGACGAATTCAACCCAACAATAACTCCAGTTCTTGATTTAACTGAGGTACAAAGGGATGCTCTTTCACTAAATTCCATATTTGCTATGTCGCCACTATCTGCTTCGGCTTCTTATAACCAGGCAAGTTTGATCTCTACGGCAGAAAACCAAAGAGCCAATGCCGAAGCTTCAGTGTCTTCGACACAAGAGGTGAACTTTAACCAGGTAATCAACTCGCCAACTGCACTGTCTACAAATGATATTTACAGGCAGACGAGAAGTCAAATAGCACTAGCTAAGAAGGAGCTAAGCCTCGTATGAAAATTACTAGCGTCGAACTCTATTCGAATAATAAACATGCGGCTAGCTTTAGCTTCCGAGATCCTGGCGCATTGAATCCATACATTGTCCAAGGTATATTTGGACTGGATGCGGATGAGATCATCCCTAAGTTTTACAGTTTATCTCCAGACGGTTTAAATAAATATTACGACCTTACTCTAAGAAATAGAGAAATCGTAATTAGGGTTGCTTTAAACCCAAACACCGATCTCAAGAAAACTTATTCCGAACTTAGGGATGATCTCTACCGTGCTATATCTTCGTCAAGGACCGGACTTATTCAACTTAGATTTAACAATAATCTATCTACAGTTGCTGCTATTTCTGGTCGGATCACCAAATTTGAAGCCCCTCATTTCAATCAAATTCCGGAAGTTCAATTAACTGTAAAGTGTAACGACTACTTCCTTAGGGCTTTAGATCCAGTTGAAGTCAATTACGATATCTTAGAAACACCAACCACCATAGTAGATTTATTCTCGACTGCACCTCATGGGTTTAGTTTAAACATAAAGTTTACGGCAGATACGCCATCGTTTATAATGCGAGATTCGGATACGCCATCTTGGATATTTACAGTTACTCCTGGAGTTATCGGTGCAAATACCGGTTTTAAAATTAACGATGAACTTTATTTTTCGAGCGAAAACGATAAACAAATCTATATTGTTCGCGCATCAACAAAGATCCAACTAGTTGACAAAGTGCAGCCCGGATCATTTTGGCCAATGATGTTTCCCGGAGAAAACGATTTTGAGGTCGTTACCGGGACATTTACTTGGGGGTATCTAACCTATTACCCAACTTATTGGGGCGTTTAATATGGAGATATTTAAGTTTAACCGGGATGAGTCAAA